GATATGTTAAAGGGTAGTCAATTAAATGCAAAAATAATATTAGTCACTTTGAAGAGTGCCTTTTATTTTTGCCGAAAATCGAGGTGATTTAAATGGCTGAAATAGAACTACAAGGTATGCAAGAATTACTCAATAGCCTTACAGAGTTAGGTTCAAGAGGCGCAAGAATAGAAAATAAAGCTTTACTAGCTGCTGCAAAACCTATACTTGATGAAGCAATTTTAAATGCACCAGTAAGAACAGGCAACGGTGTAGCAGGATTAAAAATAAGCAGAGTTAAAACCAAGGGCGATACTAAACATGTGCTTATAGGCATTGAAAAAGCCGATATGAGTGAGATATTTTATATGAAATTTATCGAGTTTGGTTCATCTGCACATCGAATAATAGTTAATGGTGTAGGACGTAATCATCCTGGTACAACTGCTAGACCTTTCTTGGGCCCTGCTTATGAATCTAAGAAAGATGAGGCAATAAGCATTTTGAAGGCTGAATTTAGAAGAGGATTAGGATTATGAATAAATTAATAATTGATACTTTAAGTTTTTTAGGTGCGCCAGTATGTTTTCAAACGTATGAGGGTACTAAGCAACCAGATGGAAGTATAAAAATAATATATCCTTATATCACCTTTTTCAGTTATCTAGAAAAGGGTGAGAGTTTTGCAAATAACGAAGAAACTTCAATAGGTAGTTATATGCAAGTAGATGTGTGGTCAAATGTAAATTACAAAGTGTTTGTTAAAAGCGTATTAGATGCTCTCAAACAAGCAAATTTCATACGCAAATATACCACTGATATGTATGAAGATGATACGAAAATATTTCATAAAGTTATTAGAGTTTTTAAATATGAGGAGGTTTTATAAATGCCAGGTACAATAGTAAATAGTTCAACTACAGGTATAAAAAAATTAGTATATGCAATTATGACGGATGAGGTAGCAGAAACTTATTCAGCAGTAAAAAATGCGCCCCCACTTATTAATATTAAGATAGCACCAAAGGTTGATAGTGGAACGCTTTATGCAGATAATATTGCTGTAGAAACCGCTACAGTAGTAGGTGATATTGCAATAGATTTTGAGGTTCAAGACATGCCATTAGAAGTTCAAGCGGACTTTTTAGGACATGAGCTTAATGCGTTAACGGGTACATTAACTTACAATGTTAATGATAAAGCACCATATGTAGCGCTAGGATATGAAAGAACAAAAGGGAATGGTAAAAGCAGATATGTTTGGCTCTTAAAAGCTAAATTCCAAGAAATTGAAGAAGAAGCCAAAACAAAAGAAGATAAGGTTGCATTTCAAACTCCGAAAGTTACAGGAACTGCAATTGCAAATAAAGCTGGCGTTTGGAAAAGGGTGGCTGATGATGATACAAAAGGAACAACAATAACCGATTTTTTAGCAACGGTACCAGGAACAACAGTTGATTTAATTGCGCCAACGGTTACAACAGTACCAATTGATGCTGCTACTGGAATTTTAGGAACAGCTGACATATTAGCAACATTTGACAAGGCTATTAATACCTCAACTATAACTCCATCTAATATTTTTGTTATGAAAGCAGATGGAACAGCAATTGCTACAACATTAAGCATTGGTACAAACAATACAGTGGTAACAATTCATCCAATTACTACATTAACTACAGGAGCGTATATTATAGTTATTACAACTAATGTTAAAGCCGCTTCGGGAGTAGCTATCGCTAGTAATTATGTGGTTAATTTCACAATTTAATTAATATTAAAGTGTGGGGAGAAATTCCCCACACTTATAATTTAGGAGGCAAATGATGGAGATACAATTAGAATTTGTAACAGGGCAGAATGAAGATGGTGAAGATATAACGATTGTAAAAACATTTGTAAATAATAAAGTAAAATCAAGGGTGCTCAGAGAAGCTGTTGATCTAAATTCTAAAATAGATTTTAATGATTTAAAAGGTACTGATATGGATACCTTAGTAGATTTTACATGCAATATCTACAAAAATAAATTCAATAGAGATGAGTTTTATGATGGGTTAGATGCTAGTAAAATGATTGATACACTTACAAATATAATAGAGGATGTTGTAAACGGTGCTGAAAATAGACTAGCGACATTTCCCAAAGAGCAATAATAGTAATGGTGTAAAATATACTTTATCTGAATGGATGAAAGAAACATATTTAGGGTTATTGTCAGATAAGTGGAGATTAAATGATATTGATGATATGGACATCTATTATTATTTAGATTTATTAAGTTATGAGGCTAATAAAGGCGTTAAGACACAAACAGAAATACTAGATAACGCAGGATTATAAGAAATATACTTTTCAAGTTTGTAAGAGAGGAGGTAAGGCATGAGTGAAGACGTTGGAAATTTAGCGGTACGGTTAGGTATGGATTCAAGTAATTTTCAGACGGGTATGACGCAAATAAATAGGAGTTTAAGAGTTTTAAATTCTGAGTTTAGCATGAATACGTCTGCGATTGGATTAAATGGGACTGCATTAGATAGATTGAGATTAAGATCAAGCAGTTTATCCAGTACTATGACACAACAGCAACAAAGAGTTAATGCTTTAGAGGCTGCTCATGAAAGAAGTGTAACTGCAACTGGAAGAGATTCAGCTGCAACACAAAATTTAGAAATTAGATTAAATCAAGCAAGAGCTAGTTTATCTAATATGGGTAATGAACTTGCCACAACTAATGCTCAAATAGCAACACAGAGTAGTAGATGGACAAGAATGGGTACTACATTATCAAATTTAGGTGACAGGTTAGGGAAAATTGGTACATCGTTAAAAAATGTTGGGGGAAAATTAACAACATCTGTGACTGCTCCGATCTTAGCCTTAGGAGTTGCATCTGCAAAGATGGGCTTAGATTTTGAAGCAAGTATGGCTAAAGTTTCAACAATTAGTGATGATACTCAGGTACCACTTGGAGATTTAAGAAAAGCAATATTAAAGCTTTCTAGTGATACTGGAATTGCAGCAACAGATATTGCGGACAACGTTTATGATGCTATTTCTGCTGGTCAAAGTACTGCTGATGCAGTTAACTTTGTTACTAATTCTACTAAATTAGCAAAAAGTGGATTCGCAGAGGCTGGTCAAAGTTTAGACTTGTTAACAACTATATTAAATTCATATGGACTTAAAAGTTCAGAAGTTAACAAAGTTTCTGATATTCTAGTGCAAACACAAAATAAAGGAAAAGTTACAGTAGGAGAGTTGTCCGATTCCATGGGGAAAATAATCCCTACCGCGAATGCGGTTGGTGTAAACTTAGAACAGGTTGCAAGTGGATATGCAATTATGACTAGCAAAGGTATTAAGGCAGCTGAGTCAACGACATACATGGCTGGAATGTTAAATGAGATGAGTAAAAGTGGTTCATTAGCAAATAAAACTATTAAAGCAAGCACAGGAAAAACATTCCCTGAACTTATTAAAAGCGGTAAAAGCGTTGGTGATATTTTAAATAGCATGAATGTATATGCTAAGAAAAATGGTAAAAGTCTAACTGATATGTTTGGATCCGCAGAGGCAGGGAAAGCAGCATTAGTATTAAGTGGTAATCAAGGTAAAGATTTCAACGAAATGCTAAAAAGTATGGGAGAGGCAACTGGTGAAACTGATAAAGCATTTGAAAAGGTTAATAATACTGCGGGGATGAAATTAACAAAGTCTCTTAATAGTCTTAAAAATGCAGGCATAAAAATGGGTGATGCGTTGGCGCCAATAGTTGAAAAAATATCAGGAGCTATACAAAAATTAGCTGATAAATTTAATGCGCTTACTCCTGCTCAACAAGAAAATATAGTTAAAATAGGCTTACTAGTAGCAGCAATAGGACCTGCGTTAAGCATTATAGGTAGCTTAGTAACAGTGGTTGGCGGAATATCAAGTGCTCTTGGGGTTGTCAGTACAGCAATGGGAGTAACAACAGTAGCAACTGCGGGTGTAGGAGTTGCGGGTGGGGTTGCAAGTGGTGGTATTGGCGCTTTAGGTGTAGCGTTTGGAGCGGC